TGGCGTAACCAATAGCGTGGGGTGCAATTTTAAGGCGCTCCCAGCACACAGTTGGCAGAACCGCGCTCCCGCTGCGAGCCGACGGCAACGGGACCGCAACGACATGAGCATTGATGATGTCTTCGTGCCTTGCTTATAAGGATACATGTGCTACATATGAAGGAAGAAAAACTGTAGGACAATATTCAAATCATAAATCAATTACGTATAATCATAAAAAATAAAAGAAATGAAAGAATTATTAAATGCAGTGTTATTAATATGGCCTATCATATTAATATGGGTTGTGGGAGTATTTATATTATTTATAGCAAAAGAAAAAGAAAATATCAAACGTGTAGAACCTGTTAAGCCAATTGTGTTTGAACCATCAATTAAGATTGGTTCTGCTTCAGAAGATTCACAAAAGATTCAACCAATCAAAGCTAGTGTTAAAACTAAAGCTAAGATTAAGAATAAAAAATAAATTATGTTTAACTAAAATTAATTAAAACTATGAGTATTAAAACTATTTGGTACACAAAAATTTGGCCCTGGATGAAAAAATATTGGGTAGTAGCAATAGATACTTTTATAATTCTTGTCGCATATGGAAAGATATTCGAATTAAATTTAAAAACAACTGAAAGATAAGTTACTTGAAGAATGGTGTTTAATAAATAATTATCGTTTAATTCGGATAGATGAAAACGATTATATTAATATTACACAAATAGAAAAATTGATCTTTGAAACCAATAAACCTATTATTAAAATAGGAAAAAGATATTAGGAGTTCTTTAAAAAGATAACTAAAAGGTAGGTATAAAAGACACGCGTTCGACTCGCGTCGCCTCCACGATTAAAAAATAAATATTAGGGGGTGTTTTGGATTTGATTTTATATTGAGAATATAGTGATTATCCTAATAAGCGTCAAATAAACGACGAAAACATTTATGATTTGGCAATGGCTGCCTAAGCGGCACTCATCAACAGGAGACTTGCCGGCAGCCTAAGTGCCGGCTTTTTAATCTTAAAATTTGTAATTATGAAAAACGTATTTAATTTTATTAAAAATTTCTTTGTAGAAAAAGGCCTATTAAAAATTATTATTGCATTTGTGTTTTTAATAATTTCTGTTTTAGTTCTTAGAACTAATCCAGCGCCTACATTTGATTTAATTTTTAAATGGATAGGATTATTATCTCTAGCGTATTTAGGCTTAGTATTTGTAATTTTTCTTATTGTAGGAATTGTTGGTGCAATAAAAGGATCGTAAATGATTTCAATAGTTTTAATGTTTTTTGCAGGAGTATGCAATGCTATAATGGATATGTTAGATTTTCATTATGATATTTCCATATTCAAAAACTGGACCAATCAACAATGGTTGAACCCTGCAATTAGTTGGAAAAATAAATGGAAAAATGGAGATCCTGATCAAGGAGAAAAATTTCTAGGTTCAAGTACAGTATTTGTATTTCTTACAGATTTTTGGCATTTTACTAAATTTTTAATGCTATCGCTTATATCTGCTGCAATTGTATTTTATATTCCGTTTATAATTTGGTGGGTAGATTTTATTATCATATATTGTATATTCACTATTACGTTTCAATTATTTTTTAGTAAATTACTAGTTAAATAATAGAATATATAATAAAAATGATATATTCTGATGCGCGCTAAATTTGTATTTGAAAAATTTGAAGAAGAATCAGATCCTATTAGAGATTTGAACATAGGATATTCTGCGAAAGTATTGAATACAATGTCCTGGAAAATATTAGAATTTATTAAAAATAAAGGAGAAGAAGGCGCAAGTTTAACAGAAATACAATTTTTTATTTGGACAGAGTTAGAAGGTCATGATCCTAAAAAGTTTTGGGAAAAAGAATACATACAGGCGTATAATTATAAAACACAAGATACATATCCCACAGTTGGTAGAAGAACTCGTGGACATTGGAATACACAACTTTATGGCACTCGTCGTCATATAGGCTTATTAAATAAATATTGTAAGAAAAATGAAAAGGGAAAATGGGTATTTGTGAAATATCCTAAACCAGATGAAAAATTTTATAGATAAATAAGATATATAAATAAAATAAAATGTAGTTATGAAAGCAGGACAATTTAACATCCATGAATATTTAGAAAAACTTTACGAAGAATCTACTCCTATGATGGATGGAGGTGAAGGCTTATCTAATGCTGAAGGTATAATTATCCCAGATACAAATAAAAAATCATATGACTGGTTGAAGAAAGAATATCATGCTAAACAAACTGAAGTTAAAGTAGAAATTTCAGGATCAGGCGCAAGCTTTAAACCTGGCTATGATCTTCAGACAAATCTTGATTCTGTTAAAGATTTTAAACCAGGCATGTTTGGAGAAGTTAAAACTGCTGATACTCTAGGTGCTAAAAAAGAAGATAACGCATCTAATACTCTTGATCCAAATAAAAAGGAAGCTGGATTTAAAAAAGGAGAAGGTGATAAATCTACAGAAGAAAAGAGTGAAAAGAGTGAAACTAAACCTGAAACTAAAGATATAAAAGATAAACAACCGGAAAAACCTAAAGCTGACGGCGCTGAAGTAAAGAAAATGGATCTTAAAACTAAAAAAACTGAAGGCGAAGAAAAAGAAGAAAAACCCGAAAAGGAAGAAAAAGAAGAAAAACCTGAAAAGGAAGAAAAAGAAGATAAGGACGATAAAGAAGAAAAAGATGACAGTAAAAAATAGTTCTTTGGGAGACAGATTAAATGATTTTAAAAATAAACAATCAAATATAGAAGATACTGAAGAAATTCAAAATAACATAGATGAACTAAAAAAATCCGTTAAAGATTTGCTTAGTTCATCGTTGTCTATAGTAACTTTATTTATCAAATCTGCTATTTTTGGATATGCACTCAAAGTTGTATTTCATACAGACTGGAATTTTTTAGGATTTTTATGCATTGGTTTAACTATTAATATTTTAGCTCACTATTTATACACGTTAATTCACAACAATTAAATCTTATGTCAAATAATGCAAAACTTATAGTCTTAGAAGGACTTGACGGTGCTGGCAAAGGCACGCAGTTACAACTAATAAAAAAATATTTTGAAGATAATAATCTTAAGTATGAATATCTTCATTTTCCTTTATATGAAGAAAATGAATCTGGAAAAGTTATATCTTCATATCTACGAGGAGAATTTGGTGATATAAATAGTGTAGATCCTATTTTTGTAGCCAATATTTATGGAATGAATAGGTTTCAATATCTTCCTGAATTACAAAGAAAACTTAATAATAATGATGTTGTTTTATTAGATCGTTATGTATTCTCTAATATGGCATACCAAGGTGCTAAATATATTACTCAAACTCAATCTCAAATAATGAGAGATTGGATTGATGAATTTGAATTTGGGTTTTTAGAACTTCCATATCCAGATTTAAATGTATTCTTTGATGTCCCCATAGATTTAATCGAAAAAAGATTAACAGAAAAACGTAATGGAAATGATAGAGATTATTTAAAGGGAAAAACAGATATTCATGAAAAAGATATAGAATTTCAAAAAAGAGTTCGTGAAAATTATTTGGCTCTAAAATATTATGATAATTTTAAAGTGGTAGAAACAGGAAATTTACTTCCTGAAGATATATTTAATAATTACAAAAATATGTTGGATAAATTATTCATAATACCTTAATTTATGTATAAATCTAATAAACCAATAAAAAAGAAAGAAAATTTAGGTAATATAAAAGATTTTACTGAAAATAAAAAATTATATTCACTGACAAAGGTGCGTTCTCCACTTTCTATAGTATTTATAGAAGATAAGGAAGATCCTTGGTTTATTTATGTAAAATACTATAAAACTAAGTCAGGTGAAATTACAGATTCAAGTATGATAATTAGAGCAGACATAGATGATTGGTTAAAAGCAATTAAGAATTCAGGATACGAAGAAGTAAAAAAATAACAAAAAATTAACTTATTTAAAAATAATTAACAGAAAAATATATTATATTGGTTAATAATAAGGACAAAACTTTTAAGAATATTTATATATAAAATAATATAAAAATTAATTTTAAACTAAAATAAACCTATTATGGCAAACGAAAAAACAATGACGCCCGTTCTGGCACAGCCTACTCCTCAACAACATGTTGATGCAACACAAAAAATTGAAACAAACGCATATGTGCCAACCTACAAAATTAAACCGGATTTTAAGAAAGCTCTTCTTCAAGCTATTGGAGATAGACCTTTTAATGAAATAGCTGGATTAGTTCAAGCTATTGATGTAGAAGTCATGGACCACCAAACTCTCACACAAATTGTAAATGCACTTGGTCAATTTCCATTCGTAAGAGTAGAACAATTGATGAAGAACATTAACAGCTTTGTTGAACAAGTTATTGAATAATAATTTGTTTTACTTTTTTACATTTTAACAACACATAAAAACATACATATAAAATAATTAAGGGAAAATTTATGAGTAAAAAAAATCAAAATGACATTCAGTCATTAGCATTAAATTTTGTAAAAGATAGAACAGAAAAAAGCTTTGAAATACTAACCAACCGATTAAGACCAGGTCTTCTTAAATATGCATATAAATATCTTAAAGATAGAGATTTAAGTCAAGACGCAGTTTCCGGTGCTCTTGCCACTATTTGGCAAAAAATACATACGTATAATACTGCGTATAAATTTTCAACATGGGTTTACAGAATAACTCGTAATGAAGCTCTTGGAATTCTAAGAGATGAAAACAAACACGTATCTTATGATAAGTATTTAGAAAACCACTCTCGTTTACTTCAAACTTCTAATCGTGTATTTATAATGAATACAGAAGTAATAGGACCATGTGGTGAAGAATTGACACAAAGATTATATGATGCATCTATATCAGCAATAAATGAATTAGATGAACCATATCGAACAGTAATGTATGAAAGAGAAATAAACCAAAAACAACTAAATGATATTGCAGATGATTTGGATTGGAATCTTTCTACAGTAAAAACAAGATTAAGAAAAGCTCGTAAGGATGTTGCTGAAAAATTATACAAAAAATATCCTGATATGATAGATTCTTATTTTGGAAATGAAAATGAATAAAATGAAAGCACTTGATTGGATTAAGCCCAGAAATTGGGGATTAATAAAAGTATATCGAGATTTTGAAAATTTTTCTGATTGGAAAAAAACTATTAAAAAAGAACAGTCGGATCCTAAATCAAAGTTTAATAAATGGAAACTTCAGAGAACAAAATTATATGATATTTACATTACCATTTCATTAGATGAATCAGATGATCCATTACCAGAAAATGTCAAGCGTGTTAAAGTACTAGAATCTCTAAATCCACTTAATCGTTATTTGGATGAAGAACTTGGATTTGCTGAATGCTTAACCTGTGAATTCAATCAATTTGAAGATGATAAAGGAAAACCAACACTTTCATATTTAATTGTGTATCGTTTTATTTTTAATAAATTTTCACTGAAATGGCTAATTAAATTTATTTTTAAATTAGCAATATTAATATTCTTTATAATTCGATTTGATTTACTTATATCATTATTTACATGGCTTTCGAATTTGATTTAAATAGTGTTAAATGGATAAAAGGATCTTATGGACTGCCAGAAGCAGTCCATAAAATTAAGGTACCATCAGTATCTACAATTTTAGGCGAGATGATTCCAGACCCCGAATATGACGCATGGGTTTTAGCAGTTGGAAAGCAAAAAGCCGATGAGATAATGAAGAAAGCTGGAAATCGAGGATCTTCTATGCATATGTTCATTGAAAACTTTGTACGAGTACATAGTAAAACACGAGATGTTTCTGAAGCTCTTCGAGTTACACAAGAAGATAGTCCTAAGATGTTAAAAGAAGATTTAATTCCTGAAGATAAAATTGAAGAAGGAAGAAATCTTTTTTATAAATTTTATTATTCTAGTTATTCTACTCAATTTGCTGATATGTTGGCAATAGAAATGGGAATATATTCAGCCACACTATTTTATCGAGGTAAATTAGATATTCTATATCGTGATAAACTTTTTGGAATATCATTAACAGACTTTAAATCTTCTAATGGTAAAATCAAAAAAGGAAGTACAAAAGAACTTAAACATTTTTATCAACTCGGTGCATATTCACGATGTATAAGAGAAATGTATAAAGAAAAAAATATTTCTTGTAATAGAGCGAGTATTTTATGTATTGATAAACAAACGGATATTTTACAAGAAATCATTTTAGACGGAAAACAATTAATAGAATATGAAGATAAGTTTGTAGAATTAATAAAACTATATCACGTAAAAAATGGACAAGAATATTTAATTGTCTAGATGTTTTTGTTCAAAATATCTTTTTCTACCTTCTAATATTTTACGTTTATGTTCTTCACTTTTTTTAACACCTTTTCTAATTTTAGACATTTTCAATTTTGTTTCTTCAGAAGCTAATGTTCCTGTTTTATATTTTTTATTGTTTTCTGCAAGTTTTTTCTTAAATTCTTGAGTATGCGGAGTTCCTTTTTTACCTATACTAGATAATCTTATTTTTTGTTTAGTTTCTTCACTTAATATTTTTCCTTTTTGAGAATCACTAATTTTTTGTTTAGTTTCGATAGATAATATTCTTCCTTTACCCGCTTCACTCAATTTTTTCTTTTGTTCATTAGAAATAGGAATTCCTTTTTTCTTACTAGGTTTACCTTTAGCCGCTTTACTTAGTTTTTTTCTTGTTACAATTGATATTGGAGTTAAACTAATTAATTCTCTTGCATAAGCATAATCCATCGATGAGACTTTGTAATTATTGTTATGCACGCCAAAAGACATTTTATGAAAAGCTAACGCAATTTTTCTGTTTTCTTTATAAATATACGTTAATAATTTATGACAAACATAATGTTCCTTTGCTGTTAATAATACTAAATTATTTGATTCATTTAAACCTCCTAAACATTTAGGAATTATATGATGTTTTTCATAATAAACGTAGTTAACATTAGTTTTTTCTAATTTTTTACGATTAATATTTTTACATTTAATAATTAAATCCTTATATATTTTTTGATAATTCATGATTTCTCTCTATTATTTTATGAATAAATATTTAAAGCAGGACAGCGGTTGATCTCTCTTCCGTTTTCTTATGCTCTAAATAAGAATTACTGCTTTTATTATATATTCCACAAAACTTTTAATTATTTTCATAATATAAAAAATAATCAAGCGTATTTACTAAAATAAACTCATAAAAATGGCAAAAAAAGATAAAGTTGAACTTGAAGTCGTTAAAAACGAAAAAGAAAAAGAAATTAAAAGAAAGCCAACTGAAGAAGAAAGATTACAATTTAAGGCAGATTTTGATGCTGCAATGAAAGAATTTGCAGAAACTCGTTGGCAAATAAGTGACCCTGGTAATTTTGCAGCAAATGATGTATATTTCTTTCTATTAGATTATATGAATAAGTATGCATCATGGGAAAAAACTCAGTGGATGGGAATGCTTAAGATGAATGAAGAACTTAAAAAATTCATGGCTGAAGTTAATGATACTACTGGATTATCGATGGATTATCAAGCTCTTGAATTTTGTGGATTCATGTTATATAATCCTAAAGGTATCGGACTTGAAGCTGCGATAGAATTTGAAAAGATCGCTGACAAGTATTCAAAAATTATGATTGTTGTGGGTCAAAAAATTGAAGATGCCAGAAATAAACTAAAGGCTATACAATATCTTCAAGATAAGTGGGCAGCCGCCGAACAAGGATTTTATCTTGCAGAACTTGAACCCAAACCCGAAGAAAAACCAGTTGAGAGTAAAGTAGTTACAATGGAAGTTAAGAAAGATATAACCCCTGATTAACATTTTGAATTTTTTGAATAAAAGACCTGATTTAAAACTCAGGTCTTTTTTCGTTATATAATATTTGTGATAGATATATAAAAACAAAAAACATTAGTTACTATGGCAGTTACACCACAAAAATTTTTTGAAAAAAACATGAAATGGTTTGCGCTTGGTCTTTTATTTTTATTTGCGTTTAAAAGTATGCAAAGTTGCAATCGTAAAACACAGTTAAACATGACAGCTGGTAAATATATTCATGTTATTGATTCTTTGGAGAATAAATATTATGTTCTTGAGAAAGAAACCACAGATAGTATTAAGATGCTTAATTTTCAATTAAAACTTGCAATCGAACATGCAAATTCAGCAAATGACAAAGCTAACGCGGTTCAAAGCGCAGTTGAAAAAATTAAGTCAAACACCACAACTACGGTAGTTGTTAAAGGTGCTGAAGAAGTTAAAGATACTAATAAAAATAAATAAAATAAAAAAACATGTTAAATTTAAGCAAATTTAAAATTACGCATAAAGGTCTTTATTGGGGACTTATTATTACGTTTGCTATTTTGTATTTATGCGTAGGGTTTGTATCAACATTACACTCTATCACATTTTTTGGATTAGCAAACTCTTTAGGCCTTGCAATATTACTTGGATTGACTTATGAAGTAGGACAAGCATCAGTGTTATTCTCAATATTGATGACTGATAAAAATAAAAATACGTTTTTACCCTGGGCATTAATGTTTCTATTAACGGCATTACAGGTAACTGCAAACGTATATGCTTCATTTAAATTTATGGTAACTTCAGGAAGCAATGATTGGGTATATTGGCAAAAATCTATTTTGTTTGGTGTTCAGGCATCATCACCTGAAATGTATCAGATGATAATATCATGGATTGCAGGCGCTTTACTTCCAATTGTTGCATTAGGTATGACAGCTTTAGTTGCACAAAATATCAATTTTATTAATGAAGAAGCTGAAAAAGAAGAACAAACAAAAGTAGGTACAGTTCCTGATGAAGAAGTCGATAAAGTAATAAATGATGAAGTTGAGAAAAGAGTTGCGAGTTTAATTAGCACAGCTAAAATAGCAGACCTAGAAAATCCTTCTAAATTTATGCCGATAGAACAAATAGAACCATTAACTGATTTTGATGAAACAGGAATAGGCGGAGAACCAACACCCGAAGAACAACAAAAAATCAGTGAATACATTGCCAAAGAAGAAAAACTTATGTCAGATTTTGCATATTCTGATAAAGAAATAAATGATACGTTGGAGAAAGAAGAAAACGAAGAAACTATTCTTGAAAGATATTCAGAACCTAAAGAACCTATGCCATACATAATGGCAGATACTGACATAATTTCTCCACCAAAGAAAAAAGCGGGGCGACCACCCAAACAAAAAGAAACGGTGGCCGAGCCAAAAAAAGAACAGGGGCTCCTACAAAAAGAGGAAAACGTAGAAGTCCCGCAAGAAAAACCCGTAAAAAGTAGAACAATAGATCCTCTAAAGAGAAAAAGCACAACACAAGTAGTAACAGATTTAGAAGAAATAATAAAACCATCAAAAGGAGACGAAGTGCTTAAATTAATTTCAAGCCTCAATAAGGCTAAAACAGATGAACCTATTACTGAACCGGTAATAAGTGAAGAGATGTCACATGAAGCGTCTCTGGTGCCGCCTGAATTACGTACTCCATACATTGAAGGCGGAGTCGAAGTAATTGATGCTAAGGCAATTCCAAAAAAGCCCGAAGTAAAAAAAAATTAAGAAAAGTTGACAAATTCGGAATTCCGGTGAACCCCGGAGAACACCGAAATTTTGATAGAATATGAAAGAGGCAATAGCCTCTTTTTTTATGTGAGATAAATAAAATAAACTTCAAAATGCAATTAGTTAGAGAATCTTTATATGATGATATTTATTACTTTAATGTATTAAATGAATCAGTTTTAAATGAAGATTTTAATATTAAAAAATTAAGAGATATTATAAGTAAAATAAAAAATAAGTCAGAAGTTTTAAATAAGTTCATTGAAAAATTTAATGAAACAAAAAAATTTAGTGTTAAAAAGCATATATCGACAATTTTGATGATGTTGTTTTTAGCTAATTTTGTTGCACAAAATAGTATTTTTAGTGAAACAGACCTATTTGCTATGAGCAATAAAGTAGCAAAAGAAAATACTATCGACATAAAAAAATTAGATAATATCGCTAAAGCTAATAAAGTATTAAAAAAATTGGATTATAAAACAGCTAAGACTTCAACTGATACAAAAAAACTTATTAAAGAACACGAGAAACTTCGTTTAATCGCGTATGCTATTGGAGATGGAAGAATTACAATAGGTTATGGTCATGCGTATCCAGAAAAAAAATCACCTTATAAAGTTGGTGATAAAATATCCGAAGAAAAAGCCGAAAAATTATTTGCTCATGATATAACTGTTGCTGAAAATGGCATTAAGAGAATGTTATCTCAATGGGAAAAAGATGGTATTAAATTACATATTGATCAATCAATGTTTGATGCAATGGTATCAATGGCATATAATATAGGAATATCGGGATTTAGACAAACTGAATTCGTGCAATATTTAAAAAAAGGAAATTATAAAGCAGCGGCTGAAGAAATAAAAAATACTATGGTGAGTTCTAAATTTCCGGGATTAGTTACTCGAAGACAACAAGAGTATGAACTATTTGCTCAAAATCTTTAATATGCCTAAAGTAAATATGTATAGTTTTATTTGAATATATAAATAAAATAATTATGTAATTATGGCAGTAGATTTGTTCAATAATACTTCTAATGACTATGTTTATCCAGAATTAAGCCCTTGTGCTGGTGAATCAGATTCAGCAGCATTTGAATTTTTACCAGGGCAAAGTGTAGGAATAATTTCTGGAAGTGATATTTTGTCATCGATGGGTTTGGGCGATTTATCTCAACCTGTAACTGGATGGGATCAACAAACTAAATTAGTTCAACCAGGAGAAGTAACATTTATTCCTGGATTAACTAAAGGAATTTCACAACAAAAACAAGTATTTTTATTTGATACGTCAGTTTGTACTGGCACAAACTCCATGACTATGAGTGTTGATCTATCACTTAATCATTATAGAAGTTTTAGACACTATGATTCAGCATTACATGCACAAGCAAATTCAGTTGATGGTGTAGATATTGCAAACGCACTTAATATTCAATTTCAAAATCAAGGAATTTTAATTACTGCTACTTATGATACAAGTGGATTGATATTTACAAGTAACACTGCAGGCTATCAAATCGATATTACTAATGTTTATGCTACATGCACAAATAATCCTTCTGTAGGATATTTAATGATATATGATACTTCAACTAGTATTCCAGCATTCAAATATCCAAATACAGCAATGTTAGGATATGTCTTAAGAGTCATTTATCCTTCAACTGCAGCTGATTATGAATCATATGTAGAAATTACTCATGTTCCTGAAATTTTAACTTATTTTGAACCAAGTACAGGAAATACCGAATGTTGGGTTAAATACACAAAATCTATTGATATAGGGCTTGCAGGAAAAACTAGTAATTATCCAAATGTAATGAGCGCAAATGAGTATTTAGCTTATATCGAAGAAAATAATAAATGGGAAAAGGTAGGTCTTATAAGAATATGGTTAGCTGCAGTTGATCCGGCTAATTCCGCAATTAAAAATTTAATTCCAGGATTTTATGTTTATAATCCTCATACGTTTGCAGTTCAAATTACCTATATGACTATAGTTTAATGAAAATGGTAAAAGAAATATTATATGAAGATCATATGCACTTTACAGAACATGATAAAGATCCCATTAAATCTATGGGTATAGGTCAAAAGAGATTAATCTCAGAATGGCTATCATCTATGCAAATAGATGAATATAAACTTACAAAAAAATATGCAATTAATGTTTATAATAATGTTTTCATAGATAGCAAAAGTTTAGAAGAACTTCCTGAGTATATTCAATTTAATCATATAATGGGTGGCTTTCACATAAATAAAAATAGTTTAAAAACTTTACGAGGTTGTCCTTATAGTGTTTCGGGCTCTTTTATAGCAAGTAATAATTTCTTAACATCTCTAAAATTTGGCCCATATATTGTAAAAGAATCTTATGGTGTAAGTTATAATGAAATTGAATCATTAGAAGGAATTGCAGAAATTATAGAACATAGTGTATATTTAAATAATAATAAATTAAAAAATCTAAAGCATCTTCCATTTTTAGTGCACGGTGATTTAAACATATCAAAAAATCCAATAGAAACTTTACAATATTTTCCAAAAGAAGTAGAAGGAAATTTACAGTTTACTCCTTCTGAAATTTTAACAAAAGAAAGCATATCTAAAGTATGTGAAGTTTGGGGACATTTAATTGAAATAATATAATAATAAAATGAACGAACAATTTTATCCTTTATTAGAAGACTTTATAGAAAAAGTACGAGCAGGAAAAATCTTTGAAGCAGATGCTGCAAAAATTACCAAACTTGAAGATATGGATGAGGTGGTTTCTCCATATACTGGAAAAAAGATAAACATGAAAAAAGTAAAAGATGACATGGAGAAAGCTAAATATAAATTAGTTACTCAATCTCCTCTTTATCGTCCTTACGTTCATGAAATGACACCCACAGTTTATACATGGTTGATAGAAACTATGGCTACTGATGGTGTTAGGCTTTTTGTTAATCCTGAATTTGCTGATAGTCTTTCTTGGCTTGGAAAAATTTTCGTTCTTGTTCATGAAATATATCATTGTATTTTAATGCATGTTGAAAGAGGTCAAGGATTTGATCATAAAGTATTTAATATTGCAGGTGATCTTGAAATTAATCCACTTATAGTTGATACTACAGATGATTTCGATGAAAAATTCGTTAAAGAAGAAATTTATGGATTATATGATAAAAAATATTTAAATATTCCCGTTGAACAAATCTATCAAGATATTTTGAAAAATATGCCTACTTTACCTCCTCCACCTCCTGGTGCTGGTGGTCAAGGCCAAGGACAAGGTCAGGGACAAGGTCAGGGCCAGGGCCAGGGTCAAGGTTCTGGAGCAGGCGGTGCATCAGGCGGCGGTGGCGGTAGTAAATCAGGTGATGGCACACTAAGTGTAGGATCAAAGGTTAAAATAAAAGCAACAGGAAAAAAAGGAGTCATTAAAGCTGTTAATCCTGATGGAACATATGAAGTAGATCCTATAAATGAAAGTTTAATAATGCCAAAATTATTGAGTGAAGGATATAAGAGAGAGGAACTAACTCCTTTAAGTGATGATGGCAAAGGCAAAGGTGATGGAGAAGGTAAAGGCGAGGGTGAAGGTGAAGGCAAAGGTGAAGGCAGCGGAGGAGGAGCAGAAGGTTTAAAACAAAAAGCAAAAGAATTAGAAGGAAAAGCTAAAGCAGCTACTTCATCTGAAGATATTACAAATGAACAACGAAGACTTAAAGGAAAAATGGTCGGCGCTGATAAAGGACGTGCAGGCGGAATTATTGATCCTCGAACAGGAGAACAAATCGCAAAAGCATCTGGTTATGATGAAGAAGAAATACATGCAGGTGAAGACGGTAGAAGTAAATGGGAAGCTAATGCAAGAGAAATTTTAAGACAAGTTGAAAAAATGAAAACTGCAGGCAGTGGAAGAGGAGATGCTTTAATTGGAAGATTAGGAAAAATATTAAAGCCTGCAGTAGATTGGAAAACTAAATTAAAAATATTTGTAGGAAATGCACTATCAATAGAAAAAGAATATAGACTTGGTGCAAAAAAACACTTACATAAGAGTGAAGAATATTTAAAGCGTGGTTTAAAAGCTAAGAAAGACGCAATGAAAAAATGCGTTGTATGCGTAGATGTTTCAGGCTCTATGTTTTCTGGAAGCACATTTGACAAAATTATTGGAGAAATAAATGGTATCATATTTGCTAAGAAAATTAAAGAGATAACAATTATATTCTTTGATGATGGAGTTGATCCAGGTTCAGTTCAAAAAATTAAAAGAAGCAGTAAGGTTTGGAGACCTAAAGCTATTAAAGGCGGCGGTGGAACAAACTTCCAAAAACCGTTAGATTGGATAAGAGATCAATATAATGATTCTATAAATCTTTGTATTTTCTTAACTGACGGATATGCTTCAGATCCAGCAACTCCTAAGTATCATAATAAATTCATTTGGGTAGTTTATGATAACCCATCTTGGAAAGCTCCTTTTGGAAAAGCAATACAAACAACTGTAGCAGAAATGTAATATATAAAATAAAAATAACAATATGAAAAAATTAGTTCCCGAGTCAATAGAAGAAACTCTACATTTAAAAGGAGAAAAACCTTTAAATGAAATAAATTTTAAAGAAATTGCAGGTAAGGCAACAGAAGTCGTTAAAGGCGCTTTTAAGAAAATAAAAGGTTTCTTTATAGCATTTTATAATGATGTAGTTCTTCCTGTTATTTCACCTGTTAACATAGGTATTTTATTTAAATCTGGAAAATTACCTAAAGCAATTAGATTTATAGCAGGTCAAAATGATATTGAACTTGAACCTAGTTTGTCAAGCTTAAGAAGTGCAGAGCCTATTCTTCAAAGAGTTAAAGACGGATATTTAAGAGATGCTGCACTTAATAAACAAAGAGGAAAACTTAGAGAAAGTTTAAGTACTAAAAATATTAAAAAATTAGTACAAGAAGCACTTGTTCCTTTAAAATACCCGGGAGAAGGAAAAGATATTAGAAACGTTAGCACTGAATTTCTTTACAAAAGAATTATGATGCAGGTTAAAAATCCTAAATTAGTACCTCCACTTATTTGGGGTGCTCCAGGAATTGGAAAAACTGCTATCACAAATGCCGTTATTAAATCATTAGGACAGGGACACCGTTTAATAGATGTTCAATTATCAAAAATGGCACCTGATGATTGGGCATTACCAGCAATCTATAAAGTAGTTACAGAAGGTGGAAAAGAAATGACAAAGGCACAAGATATTCCTAAAAACTGGTTGCCTGTTTACACTCCAACAGGTGATCCTGAAATAGATGAAAAATCAAATGATAAAGCAAATGAGGGTGAAGGCGGAATTATTTTCTTAGATGAACTTTCAAGAGCTTCAATTGAAGTACAAAATACTTGTTTGAAACTTGTTCATGAGAGAATGATTGGAGATGCAGTTTTAGGAAGCAAATGGGCTATCATTGCTGCTACTAACCGTGAAGAAGATGATCCAGAAGGTGGACAATCAGTTATTGGTTCTGCACTTTCAAACCGTTTTCAACATTGGAATTTTGTTCCTTCCGTTGATGAATGGATTGATTGGGCAAAAGGAAAGAAAATAGATGATCGTATCACAACATTCGTTGAATTCAACCGTGATCATTTCTATTTTTTTGATAATGAAACAAAAACAAACACAACTCCTCGTTCATGGGAAGCACTTTCATCAATGCTTGCTGCATGTCAAGAATATAATGATATTGTTTGGAATAGAGCAGACTTAGAAAATCTAATGGCTGGAACTATTCACTCTAAAACTGTTGAATCATTCATGGCATTCTTAACTCTTCTTGAATCATTTAGACCAGAAGAAATTAAGATGATATTTACTAATCCTGCTAAAGCACCTAAACCAAAAGCAAAAGGATCGGGATTTGACATTCCTCAAGCAAATGCTTTAATTGGTGCAGCATGTTCACAATCAAAAGATACAAAATTAGAAGCTAAAGAAGTTGAAAATTATGTTCAATATTGGATTGATTTGAAAGATGCCTCATTAGCTGCTAAAGCACTATGGTTACTTGTAGAAACTCATCCTTATATACATCAAGAAACTGGTGATATAAAAGGTAAAGAAAAATACAAAAAAGCAATGGATATGTTTAGAGCTGCATTTGGTGGAATCAAATTCGGTGGAAAACGTGAAGATGTAATGGGAACTTAACTTATTAAATATCAATTAATTGATTAAATTCATCATAATTTTTATCTAAAATTAAAATATAATTAAAGCCATTAGCAATAGTGGCTTTTTCTTTTGCTTTAATTTCTAAATCGATTACTAATGTCCATGAACTTTTTATTTCAATTATTAAATTAAGTGATGGAATATAAAAATCTGGGTGATACTTTTGTGATTTCCTTTAACCGTATATTTAATTGATGGACCACATTCAATGTTTGGATATTTGTTATAATATTTCTCTAAAAAATCTAATTCATAAGAACCTTGATACCAAATGGTAGTATTTTTAAATATTTTTAGTAATTTTGCTGTTTTTTGTCCCTTTTCATGAATTTCTTTATTTTGTTGAGGATATTCAACACCATATTTTTTTAAATTATTTTTTAATATTTGTCGTTTAATTTTATCAGATTGAAAAGGGTTTTCCACACCATAATTTTTTAAAAAAGTTTTCTTCATTTTTTCAATATTACAATAATTTTCATCATCATATTTTTCTTTTTTAGTTTGTTTTATTTGTTTTATAGCATTTTTAGTTTTCCAATAATGATCTACACCATATTTTTTAAATATGCTTTCTTTTGTTTTTAACGATTTATATTTATCAGAACATTTTTTAGAACAACAATTATTATAATAATGTTTAAATCCTGTAAATAATGTTTTTTTACCGCAAATTTTACATAATCCTTCATTATCATCTTTTAATCATTTATCATAATAAATTTTTTGAGAAAAATGTTTTAATTGAATGTGTCTACTTAAATTTTCCTTTTTGGTAAATAAATGATTACATTCTTCACAAATAAAAATCCCATTTTTATTTTTTCTAAATTCTTTCACAATTAAGTCTTTTATTTAAGATATATATTTAAATTGGATGTATATTTATGTTAAAGGAAAAATTTAAAATAGTTAAAGAAACCATAACAGAAGCATATGGTGCTGGATTTTCAATGTCATCTGGTGGTACATTTAGTGGAGGATTAGGTCATACAACTAGGGGAGGATTTGGTGGAGCCAGTAATTTAGGTGGGCCTAATATGATGTATACTTATGAAATTAAACCTCTTAATCATACATTAGAACCAGTTTCACATGATGCAACTAAACAATTACCAGAGATACAGGTAGGATCAAAAATTAAAGGAAAACCTATAATATCAAATGCAACTCCAGATAAAAATAAAGATATTACTGGGTATGTAAGAAAAATTGTTACTACTGTTGATAATGCATTAAAATATTATCTTGTTCAAGATGAAGCTACACAAAATTATGTTAAATTAGAACCTTTATCAGTTAAACTCATTATTCCTGAACCTGTAGAATACTATGATTACTCAGGAGATAGTATACCAAGTAGAAGAAGAGAAAAACTTCAAGCTGCAATGAAAGGAAAAAAGATTGTTAGAGAATCAATAAGAAAATAAAAAAAGAGGCGCTAAGCCTCTTTTTTGTTTTGTCCATTTTTCAACCAAGGTGTATCAAATTTGTGAATTTTGGTATCGAGCTTACGAACTATTACATTATTATCTGGAACATTAAATAACA